GGTTATCCTTACTTTCTAAGCACTACAAGAACACGCTCCGGTGGCTATCATCAAAGCGTAGGCAGTGATGCCGTACTGTTTGAACTAGACGGCAATTTCTATAACCAACGCTATCCCGGACGGGCAGTAGACTATTGGAACAATAGAAATCCCTCACAAGCACATCACAGAAGTCACGAAGCTGAAGATCGTATATTCAGCCGAGAACCTGCTGTACCTGCTGCTATTACTCGAATGGATGTTTATGTCAGCCCAGAAGCTGAACCCGATACTCTAGCTCGTGTTAGAAAAATAGCGTTATTAGCAAAAAAGCGTGGTATACCTGTCAGATTATTCACCGACGCCGATGCTTGGCGTCTAGGCGATGAACGCAAACAAGCCGATGTCAGCATATTACGCGGACAAGAACCCTCTAGACGAAACTATCCCAGTCGCAGGTATCTCAAACGCTGGATCGAACTTATTAGTGTTAATCGGCAGAATCAGCTGAGTAAAGCTGCTGATAGTATTCGTTATGACTTGATGTATACATACGACAAAGCCAGTGCCGCTAAAAGCCTAGACAATGACCTAAGCAACGCTCGTAAACCCGACAGCAGTGATCGCCCAGATGCAGTAAAGATAATCAGGTACATGCAGTCAAATGGCCTGTCCACAGTTCGAGAGTTGGTGGATCACCTTGCCGAAAAATGGAAAGCCATAAGTGCGAATAAGTGAATTCGAGGACCTAGATCCAGCGGTCAAAAGGCCACACCCGCAGCGTGGTAGCTATTATCCCAGCATAGAGACCATTGGCTACGAGAGTATCAAAGATCAGAACCTTGAAGAAAAGGATGAGATGCCACAGGCTTCTCGGCCAGCAGTGCATAAAAAGCAAACCATACCTAGAAATACAACTCAAGATGATCCCATGTATAAACTTTTATACAAGTACACTGGCAGCAACGCTAATGTTTGGAATAATGTTCTACATCGTCATTACAGACAACAACGACACGGTAAAAGTCACTTCGGTAAAATAAACCAGGTCGACCAATACCTACAAAAATTTCCTCTACAACAAAATCTTAAAGTTTATACTGGTATTCCCGAAAGCCCGTCTAGGGTTTGGGAAAAGTATGGTGCTGATGTAAGAAAACCTGTTAGAGTTCATCTTCCTGCTTATACCAGTACAACCACCAATTATACAATTGCTTATATTAATTTCGCCCGAGAAGATCGCATATCTCCTCAAGACCACCCTGCTAGAAACGTTAACTCTGTAAGTTTTCCAGTTTACACGGGTATGCATATATTACATATCACAGTGCCCAAAGGTTATCCGGCATTGAGTCTAGTAGATGTCAGTCGGTATGGTGACGAGGAAGAAGAAATACTACTACCTCGTGGCCTAGACATTGAAATTGATCCGAGACCATATATAAAACCAACGCCGGGCCAACCTGGCATTGTCTGGTTTGCCAAAGTAGTGGGACATAACCCAGTGGTGTTAACATGAGGGCCCGGGAATTTGTCACAGAAAACTTTGCGGATGGCCGAAAGCCTGGTCGTAAGGGACTGGCCAAACGCCTAGGAGTGCCAACCAAGGCCAGTGTTAGCAAACTGAGACAGATAGCCAAGAACAGTACCGGCGAGCGAGCTCGTATGGCGCATTGGTTAGCAAATATGAAGTCTGGGCGTAAATAATAGACTCAGTGGAAATATAGAGCCATGCCCTGGTATATACATCTATATCATATAACCTGGTTAGCAGCAGTGGTGAGTTTGGGATATTTTGTCAGTTGGTGGCTAAGTCTATTGGTATTGGCAGGGATCGTCTGGTACGGATTATTCTATGCCTAATAAATATACAAGACCCTATAGGACAGTGTTATGAAAATTACCGATGTAGTCAGCGAAGCTGCCAGTCTGGCTCAACAGGCAGCTATTGCCCTAGCAATGAAACGTGCAAACAAAAAGCCTAAAAACGAAGATGAAGTTAAAGAACGCTTTCAGCTACCAAAAAAACTGGGAACAAAACGAGATAGGTTCAAAAGTCTTAGGAAAGAATCTAGCATGGAAAAGTCAAAATCTAATCCCAATGGTCCCAAGTTCACAGGTTATTTTAAAAGTAAAGACAGTCCTCCGGTGGGCAAACGCATGGTAGGCGAAGTAAAAAAGGCTTACGGATTGCGGCCTTTAACTGAATCAGAATTACGTAGCGTATTCGGAACCTTTTATCTAGTAGAGGATTTACCACTTGAAAAAGGCATTAGTCAAGTAAAATCCAGTGTGGGGTTTTTTCAAAAAATTAAAAACTTCTTTGCAATTTGGCCGAGAGTACTCGCCGATATGGTCACAGGATGGTTGCGTGAAGGCAAGCAGGGCGGCGAAGCCTTCATGATTTGGTTGCAAAATATTAATTGCAAAGCTGGAAGAATTGAACGGTGTCCTAGTAAAGATCAAATTGACTGGGCACTGAGTCAAAGATCAGATCTTGCTAAAATGGTGGCACATTTTGTATTAATTGGTGTATTGAGTGCAGCAGTAACCAGTGGGTTAGCTCAAGCAGGTGTTGTTGATGCCGTTCAATCTATTCCTTTTGGTACAGACTTCGGAACAATACTTAATAAATTAAATGCAACTATCGCTGATAATGTTGCTCTTGGATTCATAATCAAAAGTTTAGGATTCGTACTTAAAAAATCGATTTGGGAAATGGTTTTACAAGGCGTAGAGGTATTATCGAAATACTTTAATGTAACCACAATTAATAAATCATTACATAGTCTGCACCCCGATAAAGCTGAGGCTCCAAAAGAATCTATCAGGCCCGGTGATCGTGTGCGTACAAACTCAATGAGCCACAGTGGTATCGTTGAAAGTGTCGAATTGTATAGACCATTTAATGGATTAGCTGTATATTTCCGCACAAAAGACAACCAACTCATGCGTACACCTGTTGAAAATGTCATACGTATTCCATTGGACGAAGCCACTGGTATAGAAAGTAATGCAAATTATAGTCCAGTGGGGGAATATAAGAATTATCCTTTGTATGTGATCAATCGCCCATTTAATAACAAATATATAGCAGTAACAGTAATCGGGCGGGAAGAACATAAGGCAGCAGCCTCAACCAAAGAAGCTGCTATGCATGCACTCAAGGACAAAATTGATTTTTTTCTAAACGCACAACAAAAAGTTAGTGCAGATGCTTCCATAGATTTTAATAAAAAATTTGTCACAGATATTTTAGCAAGCCCACGCGAAAAGTTCTATGCCAAAATAGTCAACCTAGAGGGTCAACCCAAATTGGTGTTAGCTGGCACAGACATGTTGACTTTTGGACGCGAATTGGCCCAATTGGGGTTCAAACCCAGTGCTCTCAGGGTAGATCCAGAAAATCCCGATTCTACTCCACTTCCGGGCATCAGCTACACCAAAAACCAAATGTCAGGTCTGGGGTTGATTGCCAATGGTCGATACATCATTGGCTCAATGACCATTGACCCCGATGGCAATAGAATATTTGATCTCAAATATGACAGCACAGCACATACCAGCAGTGACAAAATGAGAATGCCGGTTCCGGCCATTACTGTGGGTACCAGACGATTCCAGACCTAATTCAGTCCAAGCAGAATCATGTTTTTGGTTAACCCGATTGATCCAATAGACAATCTCAGTGTTAGTCAGTCCATAGACAAATCATATCTACAGGATCCTAGAGCCGTTGATTTTTTTGACAAAGATGGCTATGAACTGACCCAGCTTGAGCAACACTACTATCGGGCACAAGGACTGACTGTTAGTCGCTATACTGCCAACCATCCCGGACTGTTTCAACCTTGGATCACGGTCAATCATGAATATCTTAGTATAGATCATAGTTGTGCCATGTACAGATGCGATTTTACAGATGCTGCTCGAGACCAGTTGTTGGAATATCGCAGTCAAAATTCCAGACTGGGATGGCTGTTGACATCAAGACAAAAATGGGGACTGGATCTAGACATAGATTACTGTGATCAAGATATTGCACTTGAAGTAATTCATTTGGAATGGGACAGTTACGATGCAGCAACCGCAGAAGAACAGCGTGTACAAGCGGAACAGCTGGTCTTAAACACAGACTGGATAGATGCTGCCTATAAAATTTGGCATCACAGGGATCAATGGCAAAATCTAGTAGGGTGGTATGCACAAGCTCACTGGAAGGCCAAATATTTTGGTCTAGTTAGGCCCTGGTACTAAATATCTATTCCCGGGCGGCTGCTGCCTTGTAGACCCAACCTCCTCCTCCACCCAGGGTCGGCTAAAGTGAGCACTTATATCTCTTGTGATTAGGCTTAGAATACAGTATAATTAAACTTTTAGTCAAGGAGACTCTATGAGCAGTCGAATGTTTAGCGCTGAACAAAAAGCCAAGCTCACACAAATTATCAATGAAGGTATACAGGTCATGACCGAAATTGATGATCTAAATGCTGGACTCAACGACACTGTCAAGGCAGTGGCTGAAGAACTGGAAATCAAGCCAGCTATACTCAAAAGAGCCATACGTGTCGCTGCCAAAAGTCGGCTAGGCCAAACCAATCGCGACAATCAAGATCTAAACACTATTTTGGAAACAGTTGGTAGAACACTGTGAACGACAGTGTTGTCAGCATATTCCAATGGATCAAAAACGATTATCAGTCCCATCCTGGCAGATTTGCCGTTGAGGTGCTGTCCTGGGCCATTAGCATTGGCTGTGCTGCCACAATGGCTGTGACTGTACCTGATCCGCCATTGATTATATTATATCCTCTATGGATCAGTGGTTGCGCCATGTATGCCTGGGCCAGCTATTCCAGAAAATCTTTTGGTATGTTGGCCAACTACCTGTTGCTGACTACCATCGACAGTGTAGGTCTAATTAGGATATTATTGGTAAAATGAGCTATGTAGATGCGCTGTATAGCAAAGAAAGCAACAGAATTTATGTGGTCGAACGTGTGGCAGGCAAGCGTGTTTATCGTGACTATCCAGCAGAATATAGATTCTATTACGATGATCCTCGAGGCAAATTCAGAACCATCTATGGCACCAGTGTAAGTAGATTCAGCTCTAGAAATCACAAAGAGTTTGTAAAAGAACTCAAAATACATTCAAATCGCAGACTCTGGGAAAGTGATTTCAAGCCGGTCTTTCGTTGTCTAGAAGAAAACTACCTAGGGAAAGACGCCCCACGATTGCACACAGCATTTTTTGATATCGAAGTAGACTTTGATCCCGTGCGTGGTTTTAGTCTGCCCGAAGATCCGTTCAACCCAATTACTGCAATCAGTATCTACCTGGATTGGACAAAACAACTGATCACATTGGTCTTGCCTCCTAAGACCATGACTCAGCAGTCGGCCAAGGAGCTGACCGGTCAGTATGAGCACTGTTTTCTATTTGAGCGCGAGAGAGATCTAATAGAAACATTTTTTGAATTAATCAAAGATGCCGATGTACTGTCAGGGTGGAACTCAGAAGGTTTTGACATACCCTATATGGTCATGCGAACTCAACAAGTTCTAAGTAAAGATGATACCCGAAGATTCTGTCTTTGGGATCAATTTCCTAGACAACGAACCTTTGAACGATTCGGTGCCGAGCACATTACCTTTGACCTAATAGGTCGTGTGCATATGGACTATATGCAACTTTATAGGAAATACACCTACGAAGAGCGACATAGCTACAGTCTAGATGCCATCGGTGAGTATGAACTAGACGAACGCAAGATCCAATATGAAGGTACCTTGGATCAATTGTATAATCGTGATTTCAAGACCTTTGTAGACTACAACCGACAGGATACCATGCTGTTGGCCAGATTAGATCAGAAATTGAGATTCCTTGATTTGGCCAACGAACTGGCGCACGACAATACAGTGCTGTTGCCTACCACAATGGGCGCAGTGGCAATCACAGAGCAGGCCATTATCAATGAAGCTCATAGTCTAGGGCTAGTAGTTCAAAACAGGAGATCCACAGATGGTGACACACAAGCGGCAGGTGCCTATGTTGCTACGCCCAAAAGAGGCATGCACGAATATATTGGAGCGATCGACATCAACAGTCTCTACCCGTCAGCGATCCGCGCTCTTAACATGGCGCCAGAAACCATTGTGGGACAACTCAGACCCACCTACACAGAAAAGTACATAAGTGAAAAAATCTCTGCCGGCAGCAGTTTTGCCGATGCCTGGGAAGGTCTGTTTGGTAGTCTAGAATATACCATGGTCATGAATCAGGAACCTGGGCGAGAAATTGTCATTGATTGGGAAACCGGTGGATCCGACATCATGATGGCTCGCGATATCTATAGATTGATATTTGAAGGTCGGGAACCCTGGATCCTGAGTGCCAATGGTACTATCTTCAAATATGATACCAAGGGCATTGTGCCCGGACTCCTAGAACGTTGGTATGTAGAACGCCAAGAGCTTCAAGCCAAGAAAAAAGCTGCCGACAACGCCGAAGAGCGAGCTTTCTGGGATAAACGTCAATTGGTAAAAAAGATCAATTTAAATTCACTTTACGGTGCAATTTTGAATCCCGGGTGCAGATTCTACGACAAACGTATTGGTCAGAGCACTACTTTGACCGGTCGTGCTATTGCTCGTCACATGGACAGCCATGTGAATGAATGCATTACCGGAGAGTACGATCATGTGGGTTCAGCCATCATCTACGGTGACAGTGTTACCGGTGATACCCGAATTAAAACCGACAGCGGTGAAATCACAATAGCAGCTCTATTTAATCAGTGCATTGATCATTCTATAATTGGAAACAAAGAATACGGCACACAATCAATGGCAAAAGTTGTAGGGTTTAATGCGTTCGAAGATTCGCCAATTATGAGTAATATTTCATATGTTATGCGGCATAAAACTAAAAAGAAAATATATGAATTAGAATTTGAGAATGGTAGAAAGGTAAAAGTTACCGAAGACCATAGCGTTATGGTTGATCGAGATGGGTTTTTAATAGAAGTTCGACCAACCGAAATATTAGATAGTGACTTAATTATTTCACTTATAGGCTAAATGCTATGGTGATAGGAGTATTACCATAATGCTTAAATGTAAAGAATGCGGCTTTGAATCAAAAAGATTACAATGGACTCATTTAAAAAGGTTTGCCAGTGGATATTGAAAGAACTAAATTAAAATCAATTAAATGCTTAGGTGAAGTTAACGACTATGTGTATGATATAAGTATCGAAAATCAAGATCCATTTTATTTTGCCAATGATGTGCTAGTTCATAACACCGATTCTGTTTATTTCTCGGCTTATCCTGCACTTAAAAAAGAAATCGATGCCGGCACCATGGCATGGAATCGAGACATCTGTGTGGCTCTCTACGACAGCATAGCCGAATCGGTCAATACCAGCTTTCCAGGTTTTATGGAACGTGCATTTAATTGTCCCAGAGACATGGGATCTATTATCCGTGGCGGTCGAGAACTGGTAGGCAGCAAAGGTCTTTTTATCAAGAAAAAACGTTATGCAATTTTAATCTACGAACTGGAAGGTACCAGACTTGACCGGGATGGTCGCCCCGGTAAGGTCAAGGCCATGGGCCTAGATCTCAAGCGATCAGACACACCCAAGATTGTGCAGGACTTTTTAAGCGAACTGCTGTTGAAGGTCTTGACTGGTTCAGGTCCAGACTATGTCTATGATCGTATTAGAGAATTCAAACAGCAGTTTCAACAGCGGCCGGCCTGGGAAAAGGGCACACCCAAACGTGTCAACAATCTCACACACTACGGTGAACTAGAAGCCAAAAAGGGTCGTGCAAACATGCCCGGACACGTAAGGGCTGCCCTAAACTGGAACACGCTAAGACGTATGCATAGCGACAACTACAGTATGGCCATTGTAGACGGCATGAAAACCATTGTGTGTAAACTTAAACCCAATCCCTTGGGCTACACCAGTGTGGGCTATCCCACTGATGAAACTCATATACCTGATTGGTTTAAACAACTACCTTTTGATGATGGACTCATGGAAGATACCATTGTGGATCAAAAAGTTGAAAACCTACTAGGTGTATTAGATTGGAACATCGGTGAACATACCAATATAAAAACTACTTTTGACGATTTTTTTAGCATAGAATAATTTTGCCAGAAGATTTGCTAGGTCTAAATATATCTTATATAATTTTACTAAAGGAACAAAATATGAAAGACGCACTACACGATATTGTACAACATACCATTGGAATTGGTATTGATCTTATTAAAGTCACAGGCACCGATCAGACCACAGAAATCAATGCAGCCGCCGAGGACCGTAGTGTGATCCTTGATGTCAAATTCCATCAGGCTATTCCCGAGTTTGTTGGTCTGTTTGGTATGCCAAACCTTAACAAATTAAAAATTATTTTAGATATTCCTGAATATCGAGAAGATGCCAAGTTAAGTATTACCAGACAGAACGATTCTGAAGGAAATTTGGTACCCAGTGGCATTAATTTTGAAAATAAAATTGGTGACTTTAAGAACAACTATCGTTTTATGATAGCCAATATAGTCACAGAAAAACTCAAAACAGTCAAGTTTCGTGGTGTCAGTGCCTGGGATATAGAACTTGATCCGCCAGTGGCCAGTATTCAAAGAATGCGTTTTCAGAGCCAGGCCAATAGCGAAGAAACCACATTTATGGCCAAGACCGCCGGAAACAAATTAGAATTTTATTTTGGCGATCGCAGTAGTCATGCTGGAGATTTTGTATTTTACCAGGGTATCACAGGCAAACTAGACAATGATCGTCTATGGCCTGTGGGCATTTTCCTAACTATTTTAAACTTGCCTGGTGACAAAATGGTCAAATTCAGTGATCAAGGTGTCAGTCAAATCACAGTTGATTCTGGTCTAGCTATCTACAGCTACACGATTCCTGCACTGCAAAAATGATTGTCTATATCATAGACATTTTAGTTGCCCAGAGTACCAGATGCCAGACAACCTAACAGCCAAACAACACGATTACAGTATTTTTTTGCCAGCCATCTCGGGATTCTATGCTACGTTTATAGGCAAACAGCGCAATGAAAATTATGTAGATCCTGCTCGATTCCCCCAGAGACTTGCCAATCTCGAACAACTTAATTGGCTCAGTAGCAGACAAAGCCTGTTTCCCTATCGATGGAGTCTCTATTCGGGCGGGCATGCCAATCTTGATCTAAACAAACTAGATTGGTCAGAAGATATGGTTCGAAATAGAGAGCCTGGTACTTTTATGTTAGGAGATTCCGGAGGATTCCAAATTGCCAAAGGACTGTGGGAAGGTGACTGGCGTGCTGGCAGTGGTTGTGCACGAGCGCAAAACAAAAGAGCCACAGTACTCAAATGGTTGGATACCATTGCCGACTACAGCATGATTTTAGACATCCCAACTTGGGTTATTCATGATCCAAAAGCTGCTCAAGCAGCAGGATTTAGTACCACAGACAAATCACTGGCGCTAGAGCAGGCAGTGGATGCCACCAAGTTCAACAATGAATATTTTATCAAGCATAGACTAGGTGTGTCCAATGGGGGTACTCGTTTTTTAAATGTGCTACAGGGCGACGGGCATCAAAGTGCCGATATCTGGTACGATACCATGAAGCACTATTGTGATCCACAGGTCTGGCCTGGACGTCATTTTGACGGTTGGGCCATGGGCGGACAGAACATGTGCGATGTACACCTGATTTTAAAACGACTAATTGTATTAAAGTATGATAATCTACTACAAGAAGGCATACACGATTGGATGCATTTTTTAGGAACCAGCAAGCTAGAATGGGCAGTGTTGCTGACAGTCCTACAGAGGGCAGTGCGTCGACATGTTAATCCCAACTTTACCATAAGTTTTGATTGTGCCAGTCCGTTTTTGGCCACTGCCAATGGTCAGGTCTATGTGGAAAATGTCTATCCTGAAATGGGCAAATGGAGCTATCGTATGGCGCCCAGCGCCGATGACAAACGATATGCCACAGATTCTAGACCCTGGGCAGATGCAGTGATAGCAGATCAAATACATCAGAACTGGACCAACAGTCCAGTCAGTGATCTGCTGACCATGCGTGATATCTGCTGTTATCGTCCAGGAGATCTAAATAAAAACGGTCGAGAAGGACGTACCAGCTGGGATAGTTTTAGTTATATGCTGCTGATGTCACATAATGTTTGGATGCACATTACTGCGGTTCAAGAAGCCAATCGTAGGTTTGATGCTGGTTGTAGACCTAGAATGATGGAAAATCGCAGTCCCGGTGCAGAACGCTTTGAAGATCTGGTAGAAGCTATTTTTGCAGCACCTACCAAACAAGAATCATTGGATATCATCGACTACTATTCTAAATATTGGAGACAGATCAAGGGCACAAGAGGTTTTACTGGTGAAAGTGCACTCAATGCCCAGACCCAGGCCCAAAAACATTTTGAAATATCTGGTTCATTGGCTGTTGAAAAACCCAAAAAAATACAGGCCAAACCAGATATATCGCACACCCTATTTGAGGAGGTCTAGATGAATCGACCAGGCTTTGACGATAGTAAATTTTTTGTAGGTACTGAGGTAGAACATAGTCCCTGTTATGGTCAAACGACTCTATTTGTAGTGGGACTAGCTGATATTCAAGACATCGAAACTCAGGCACAGGCTCACAACTGTACACACATCTACTTTGGTGCCAATCATAGTTTTCCGCAGGGCATCGACAATGATCATGAAGTTTGGTCGGCCTGGGGATCAATGATCAAGGCAACACTAAGAGCACGATACTGGTGTAGCCTAGATCTAGATGTCAGTGGTATTAAGGGTCTACATGAATCTGGATTGACCGAATTTACCAGATTTGTTCCTATGATTTCGGTCAAAATGCCCTATGTACAACTACTAGGATATAATGCTACAATTAAAATTGACGACACAGACTTTGACCACAGCAATCCCGGAGTATGGTGTCATAGGTTACATCGACTATTAGATCCCGATTGTTTCACATCGTTTTCAGAATACAGCAATGACCAAGAGGTTTAAGCATGTTAAAAATTAAGAAAATCAAAACATCACTAGTTGGTATGAAAATCGATGCCACTGATGCCGAGCGTGGAAATA